CAAGGAATAGGAGGACTAGGTGGCTTAATTACAACATCAGAGGAAACGAATGCTTATGTTATAACAAGCTGTGAGAATGGGCATCACCATAACGCTCATTATCATGGAACTTTAACTGTAGGGGGTGTTTACTACATGAACCTTGAAAACAATCACAATGGATGTTATACCGTTACTGAGGAAAGAGATTTTGAGGGTCTTGAAATAACTTCGATTATAGGAATACCTTTTGATGATTGTGATGAATGTACTACTGTATCGGACAATAACCTAGACCCACAAGGAGACCCTGCTCCAAGTTGTCCTGATAGAGTTTTAGTATTTCAAATATGTAATTCAAATGCTGCTAAAGACGATAACTTTGATGTATATCTAAATGGCACTAAAATAGGTGATGTTGATTTAAATTCTAATGAACTGATAGGTTCTGTTTTTATAGCTTCAACCAACACTGATTTAGCTATAACTGGAGCTGATTTCACTTGTCCTATCGAGGGAATGGTAGTCCATAGATTTGACCCATCACTGTTATATTCTGGAACTAACACAATATACATGAAAAATATTCAGAATAACAATAACAGTAATGCCGGAGCAGTAGAAGTGAGGAATTACGAAGTGAGTGGAAATAATCTATTGAACCCTTGTGATATTCAAGACTTGTCTTTTGGAGGTTCAAGTGGAAGTAATTTCTATCACGAATTTACATTCAATGAATGTTGCCCATAACCAAAAATCTAACACTATTCAATAACTATATTATTTTATTATAAATAAAAACATCATGGAGGGTACAAAAGCAACAACAATTTTAGACGAAATTCTACAGAAGTTGTCCTTGCTTACCAAAGAAGATGAACTTGCTCAGGATATCATGGAAGAAGAAGTCCAAGAGGAAGTGTTGTCTTCCGAAAGTGAAGAGGATGCTGTGGAAGAAGTCGCAGAAGAACTAAACGAAGAATCAACTGAAGAAGTAGCTGAGGTTGAAGCACAAGAAGAAGAAGTTGAATTGATGGAAGGGTATGTTACCGATGAAGATTTTAAATCTGCCATCTCTGCAATGAAATCTGAGATTGATGCTCTTAAAGAAGCTGTTAAAGGCGAATTACAAGAGTACAAGAGTCAAAAGGAAGATTTGTCTAAGCAATTAGAGAAACTATCTGAAGAACCTGCTGCCGAACCAATCAAGCATAGTCCAGAGGCAGAATCAAAAGGAAAATTGGATGTAAACCTAAACAACTCTAACAGACCCGCTAGTACTATGGGTAGAGTTTTAAGTAGAATTAATTCATAAATAATAAATAACTAAAATCAATTAAAATGGCAGGAGGCGAAAGTTTAACCACACCGATAACCACTACTTATGCAGGGGAGTTTGCAGGAAAATATATTTCTGCTGCCCTATTGAGTGGTTCAACATTGGCAAATAATCTAATTACGATTAAACCCAATGTAAAATTTAAAGAAGTACTAAAGAAAGCTGTATCTGGCGATATCGTAGCTGATGCAACTTGCGACTTCACTAAATCAACAGGAGTACTTACTTTGAGTGAGAGAATCCTACAACCTGAAGAATTTCAAGTAAATTTGGAACTTTGTAAGAAAGATTTTGTATCGGACTGGGAAGCAGTTCAGATGGGATATTCTGCTTACAGTGACCTACCCCCAAGTTTCTCTGACTTCTTGATTGCACACGTTGCTGACAAGGTTGCTCAAAAAGTAGAGCAAACTGTATGGAATGGTGCTAATGCAACAGAAGGAGAATTTGATGGGTTCCTTACTACATTAGGAGGTGATGGTGAAGTAAATGACGTTACTACTAATGAAACATCTGTAACGGCTGGTAACGTAATTCAAGAGCTTGGAGCTACTGTAGATTTGATTCCATCTACTGTATATGGAAAAGAAGATTTAACTATCTATGTGGCACCTAACATCTACAGAGCTTATGTAAGAGCTTTGGGTGGATTTGCTTCTCAAATTGGAGCAGCAGGTACTGACAACAAAGGTACTCAGTGGTTCAACGGAGGTGCATTGACATTTGATGGTATCAACGTAGAGTTGGCACAAGGTCTACCAAGCAACAAAATGGTTGCTGCTGAGAAATCTAACTTGTTCTTTGGAACTGGTCTATTATCTGACCACAACCAAGTTAAAGTTATCGATATGGCTGATATTGATGGGTCTCAAAACGTAAGAATCGTTATGAGATATACCGCAGGTATTCAGCATGGAATTGGTGGAGATATTGTACTTTACTCTATCTAATAAATAATTAACCAAGAAACAAGGGTGGGTAAGCCAAGTGCCTACCTACCCTTTTTCATTTAAAACATAAAAAATATGAGCTGTATTTTAAATACCGGAAGACTAAAGCCATGTAAAGATGCTGTAGGTGGTATAAGAAAAATTCATTTTGTAGATTTCGGAACTCTAGGAACAATTACTCTTGGTTCTAATGATGAAGTGACTGATATTACAGGAATCACTCTAGATGTTGATGGAAGTTCTGGAGATGAAAGCAATGCTTTTAAATACCACACCTACGATGTTAAAGGAAATTCTTCTCTCGAAACAAATATTCAGTCTTCTATGGAGAACGGAACAACATTCTTTGAGCAAGTTTTGAGTATCACACTTCATAAACTAACTAAAGAAGATAACAAGGAGCTTAAGTTAATAACCTTCGGTAGACCTCATGTGTTTGTTGAGACTTTTGATGGAAGCCTTCTTCTTGTAGGGAGAGAACATGGTGCTGAAGTAACTGGAGGAACCGCTGTCACTGGAACTGCAATGGGAGACCTTCAAGGGTATACCTTAACTCTTACTGCAAATGAGGTTACTATGCCTAATTTTGTAAGCGGAGCTACTGCTGCTGACCCATTCGTAGGAATGACTACTGCTTCTACTAATTTCGTTCAGACTACACAAAGAGCAGTATAATATTAACATTATATTGTAGATTTAAAGAGAGGGCTTTATGCCCTCTTTTTTTTTGTTAATACAAAACAAAATCGTACTTTGATGTTACTTTAGTATGGAGATTCTAACAACTTCGACAGATAGTCAATCATTGAAGATTATAACAAGGGCTGATGCCAGTTCCCCTACTTTATCCTTAACAGATAAATCTACAAGAACTACATCTGATGTTAGTGTTTCAAAGACCTCAGAAGACGATTACATGGTGCTTACAGGCACTTTCTCACTTAAAGAGGGCAATCAGTATACCTATAGGGTAAAAGATGGCTCTACGGAGATATATAGAGGTTTAATATTCTGTACTGACCAAACTGGTTTAGATAAGTATTTTGCTAATACTGGAGAATATGTGCAGGAAGATAGCTACGATAATGATTTTGTTATTATATAATGAGTAAGAATAAATCAATCAAAATGGCAAGAAATAGAGCCAATGTAAACTCAATAGTAAAAAAGGTAGAACAGTCTATCCATGTTATAGGATTGTCATCTTACAGTAGACCAGAGGTCAGTGAGAACAGCAGGAATGATTGGGTTGAATACGGAGATGAAAACGATTACTTTGATTACCTAATAGATAGGTATAACGGGTCTCCAACTAACAATGCTTCTATAAACGGAATATCAGAAATGATATACGGCAAGGGATTAGATGCCACAGATAGCGAAGATAAGCCTGCTGAGTATGCTGAAATGAAGAAGCTACTTAGAAAGGATTGCATGAAGAAGGTATGCTACGATTACAAGATGATGGGACAGGCTGCTGTTCAGGTAATATACAGTAAGGATAGGAGTAAGATTGTTCAGGTAGAACATATGCCAATCGAAACATTGAGAGCTGAGAAGGCTTCTAATGATGGTGATATAAAAGCATACTACTATTCCTCGGATTGGGTGAATATCAAACCAAGTGATAAACCTAAGAGAATACCTGCTTTTGGCACTTCAAACCAAGGGATAGAGATTCTATATATTAGACCCTATAGAGCAGGTTTCTACTACTACTCTCCTGTAGATTATCAAGGAGGGCTACAGTATGCAGAGCTTGAAGAGGAAATAGCAAACTACCATATAAACAACATTCAGAACGGTCTTGCACCATCGATGCTTATCAACTTCAATAATGGAGTGCCAGATAAGGAACAGAGAGATGAGATAGAAAGAGCTATATACAATAAATTTAGTGGTAGTTCTAATGCAGGGAAGTTTATCCTAGCCTTTAACGACAGTAAAGAATTAGCTGCTACTATAGAACCTGTGCAACTTACAGATGCTCATCAACAATACCAGTTCCTTTCTGATGAGTCCATGAAAAAAGTCATGGTATCCCATAGAATTGTATCTCCAATGCTTGTAGGGATTAAGGATAATTCTGGTCTTGGTAATAACGCAGAGGAACTACAGACAGCATCCGTACTAATGGATAACACTGTTATACGACCAATGCAAGTTACTATTCTTGATGAATTAGAGAGGATACTTGAGTACAACAATATAGATTTAGATGTATACTTTAAGACATTACAACCTCTTGAATTTACAGATTTAACCAATGCAGTTACTGAATCTGAAATAGAGAAAGAGACTGGTGTTAAGAAGGACTCTCAACAAACAGAAGTTGAACCCCAAACAGAAGAAGAATAATGGCAACAGCTTTATTTATAAAACGTCAAGATTTAGTAAAGAATACAGCTCTTAGTGGTAATGTAGATACTGACAAGTTTATACAATTCATTAAACTAGCCCAAGAGATTCATGTTAGAAATTATCTTGGAACGGATTTATATAATAAGATTAGTGCTGATATAATTGCAGATACTTTGGCAGGAGACTATCTAAGTTTGGTAAATGATTATATTCAGCCCATGTTGATTCACTTCGCAATGAGTGAGTATCTTCCTTTTGCAGCCTATACGGTTGCCAATGGAGGTGTATACAAACATACAAGTGAGAATAGTCAGTTGGCAGAGAAGACGGAGATTGATATATTGATAGCAAAGGAAAGAGATTATGCTGAGTACTATGCCAATAGATTTATAGATTACATGAGTTTTAACGCATCGTCTTTATTCCCTGAATACTATACTAACAATAATGAGGATATATATCCAGATAAGGATGCCCTCTTTAACGGTTGGGTATTTTAATTATGGGGTACAAGAAAAAGAAGACTAAGGTTAAAACCACCTACAAGCCTAAAAAAGAAAACGAAATAAAGTTAAATAGTTATATTATAAAGGAAAAGATTTAAATGGCTAATTCAATAGGTTGGGGTAAGATTTACTGTTTTACAGAGTTCGGAAACGAAGATTTTACTGTAGCAGAGGCGATTCCTCATTTTTCATCTCCTGATTGCTTTTTAAATTCTTTAGAAGGAGGACAAACAGAAACATTGGCACTAACAATAGATGATACGCAACTATATAGTGTAGATTCTATAGATTTAAGTGCCGACTTAACATTAGTAACATTATTTGAATAAAAAAATAAATTATGGCTTCACAAAATTTAAATGTATCATCAGCTAACGACAAACAAGGAGACAAGCTCAGGGATGCCTTCATTGCTGTTAGAAAGATGTTCCATGACGTATATGGTATATCAGCATCTTACGCAGATGCTCTAGACATATCAGGAGAAACCTTTCATGTTTCCACTACTCAAATAGAG